CACGACTCAGAGTTGTACGGGTTAAAGTTCTCAGTCGGCAGCTTGAGCTGCTGGTAGTCGTCCCGATAAAAGTAAATCTTGTCTTTCTCAGGATCAGCCTGAATGTACAGAACCCCGGACACAAACGAGTTGGGATGGGCGTGTTTGTGATGAAACCCACCCGGCTGGGTGTAGTTAGCCCATGACTGGGTTACATACAGGCTAACGTCATTTTTCGGGGCATAGACCCCCTGCAGGTACTTGTTTACCGATTCCTTGGCAAACTCGTGGACATCTTTTAACTCTTCTCGGTCAAAGAGGTTGTTGTCCTTGCTGGTCGTATTGCCCTGATTCGGACGAGTTTCAAGACCGAGGATGAAGTCCTTTTCTTTCTTAGTGAACTCTCGATCCATTTTGAAACTTCCGATAGGCGTTGGGAATAGGTTATGGATAATCACGCAGTTTGCTCTTCAATAATTTGCTGCACTTGCTGAACTGCTTGATTACGTTGTTGTAATGCTTCGATCTGCTCCGGTAGCCAAACTGTGTCAATTGAGTCCTCAAACGCCTTAATCTTTTCCATCGTGGCAAAGACTTCTTCGATGGTTGGGCATGGGCGTGGATCTTCCCAGCGGGTAAACATGGTGTTGCTGATCTCCCACTTTGCACCGGGACGAAGCAGGTGCATAGCAGTATCAATGCCGTAAATCATGTATATCTTTTCTTTTTTCATTTTATTCTCCTTAATTTTTACCACTTAATAATCACGATGCCGGAGCCGCCCGCGCCGCCAGCGTAAGAAGCAGATGGACTTCCGCTGCTTCCAGTTCCCCCACCACCACCGCCAGTATTAGCCGTTCCGTTTGAACCATTAGATTTTGCACCGCCGTTTGCACCGCCACCAGAGCCTCCTGCGCCAGCATTGGTTGAAGCTGGTGCGATATATCCACCTCCTCCACCTCCTCCTGCGTAGGTTACTGATGAACCTGATATAGATGATGCGGTTCCTGCGCCTCCATCTCCACCTTTTGACCCGCTTCCATTACTTCCCGTAGCGGATGCGCCACCACCTCCACCACCTCCATATTGAGGCCCATTTGTGTCACCGTTTCCACCGTTATTTCCTTGTGATGGAGATACGGATGGGGTATTTCCTGTGCCACCGGGAGAACCAAAAGAAGACCCACCACCAGAACCGCCAGAGGAACCTTGAATAGTAGGGGAACTATTAGCACCGGCCCCACCACCACCGCCTCCAGCGGAGGTAATTGTGCTGAATACGGAGTTAGACCCTGAATTTCCTTGATTTGATCCGGCTGCTGTTACCGCACCTCCAGCACCTACTGTAATTGTGTAAGTTGTGCCAGCAGTTACAGAGAATCCACTTCCTGTGCGAAATCCTCCCGCACCGCCACCACCTGCACAATAATTTCCTGGAGCGGCCCCACCCCCGCCTCCACCACCAGCAACCACTAAATAATCAACAGACGAAACTCCAGTTGGAGCAGTCCAAGACCCTGATGTGTAGAAGATTGCAGTTGTATTTGAAGCGGGTTGGGTGTATTTAATAATTACTATGCCGGAGCCGCCAGATCCACCAGAACCAGAATAGTTATTATTGTAATCTCGACTTGCTCCACCTCCGCCGCCACCAGTATTTGCAGTTCCGGCAACTCCGTTTCCTGGACTACTAAACGGGCCACCTGCTCCACCGCCACCAGTGCCACCAGTCCCTATAGATCCATCAGAGCGAGATCCACCTCCGCCACCACCAGCATAGGTTACGGAAGAACCGGAAATAGATGAAGCTGTGCCTGCACCACCGTCTCTATTACCCGTTCCTGTAGCCCCATTTCCAGCAGTGGATGCACCGCCTCCACCCCCAGAGCCAGTGTCACCACCACTTGGACCAGCAGAACCACCGTTATTTCCTTGAGACGGACTTACAGAAGGCGTATTACCCGTACCTGCAGCCCCGTTGCTTGCTCCTCCACCACCAGAACCTCCGTTTCCTCCAGCATATGGGCCATTACTTGCACCCCCACCATATCCGCCTCCAGCAGATGTAATAGTGCTAAATACTGAATTTGATCCAGCTACTCCCCCTCTTGGAGCGCTGTTTGGGCCACCAGAACCTCCACCACCAATAGTTATTGTGTATGTCGTTCCTGCTGTAACAGCCAATCCTGTTCCAGTTCTAAATCCGCCTGCTCCGCCGCCGCCACCTCCACTATCTCCAGTTGCAGCGCCTCCCCCACCGCCACCACCAGCAACAACAAGGTATTCAACCTCGGTCACACCCGTGGGGCAAGTCCAGTCGCCAGTAGCGGTAAAGGTTTGGATAACAGTAGATGGGCCGATAGGCAAAGGCCATGTACCAGCCTTGATGTATTGCAACGCTTGATCCAAAGTCCATATCCCTGGCGCTGCTGAAGCAGTCGGAGCCGTGGGAGACTTGGTAATAAAACCGCCGGGATAGGTCAAGCTCATGTATTACTCCGTAGTTTCACTTGTACTTCTAAAATGTAATTGACCCAGAACTTGTCCATGTGTAATAACGGTATCCTCCGCTTGTAACCGTAGTAGGAGACCCAGTGGTTGAAGTTGCTACAGGATAGGTATCTGCGTATCGAATTATTACGATTCCAGAACCGCCGTTTCCTGACGTATTGCCAGTGCCATCATCAGGCGCACCGCCACCACCCCCAGTATTAGCAGTTCCATTGCTTGCAGTGGTAGTTGCTGATCCGTTTCCACCACCACCAGCCCCTCCTGTGCCTCCAGTGTATCGACTTCCCCCACCGCCACCACCAGCGTAATATCCACCTACACCAGTTGATGTTGCGCTTGCCCAAGTAGAATTAGCGTTTGATCCAGCACCGCCGTTACCTGAACCGGGATTGCCATTACTACCTACCGCACCAGCACCGCCGCCGCCACCGCCAGCAGTTCCACTACTACCTGTTGTGTCACCCTGACCTCCGTTGTTTCCCTGACCAGCAGTACCTTGACCGACTGTCACACCGTCTGATGCGCCACCACCCGAACCGCCATCTGCTCCGCTGTTAGTGTTATTTCCTGCTCCTCTGTAGCCACCACAACCACCGCCAACAGAAGTTATTGAACTAAATACTGAATCACTACCATTAGTAGGAGAAGCACCGCCAGATACACCGCCGCTACCACCAGCACCAACAGTTACTGTAATAGATACACCAGACGTTACAGAAAATCCTGACGCAGTTCTATAACCACCGGCCCCACCACCGCCACCAACGTAAGAAGCGGACGCCCCACCACCGCCACCGCCAGCAACAACAAGGTACTCAACTGTTGGCGTTGCACTACTAGGAGTAGGCCAATTACCGGCGGCTTTTGCTTGCATTTGTTGTTCAAGCGTCCATATCCCAATTGCAGAAGAAACACTGGTGGTAGGTGGTGTGGCGGAGATGACCCCGCCTTTGTAGCGAAGGCTCATCGACTAATCCTTAACTGTTGATCTCTTCCCAAGATGCCATAACAACTAAGTCACTTGCAGTTCCTGCTGTAGCGCCAATTGATTGGTTTTCCAACAGGTAAAAGCTCGTAGTCTTGTCAGTCACAATCAGCGAGGCATCAGCTGGAACTGAGATTGTTGAAGCAATCGGGTAAGCCGTTCCACCTAACGCTGCTTGGCTATATATGGATACAGTCACATCACATGCTGTAGACCCATCGACGTTAGCTACCACAATTGAGTTGATCTTAAAGACCTTCCCACTTGCTGCGGCGTTGCTAACCAAAGAGGTTGCGTTGGTTGTTGTAAGTGACGTCTGGGACGAATTACCGTAAATGGTAGTTACGTTGACGATGTTTGGGTTTGCCATTTTTTAACTCCTAGAAGCCAAAGATCATCGCCATAGCGATTGATTTACCTGTTGAAATACCTGCATTACCAAAAGTTAAGTTGCCAGAACCATCAGTAACGATTGCCTGACCACTTGTTCCGTCTGTACCTGGCAGCGTAAAGGTAGTGCTAGAGCTAGTGTTAGCCGTCTGCAGCGTTGTCGTACCCGTACCGCTGGCGTTACCTTGAAGTTTAATGTTGCTCATAGTTATATCCTTTTACCATTTAATTATGACTATGCCTGAGCCGCCGTTGCCACCTTGACCACCAGTAAGGCCACCTTGACCTGCGCCACCACCACCTCCTCCGGTATTAGAAGATCCGCTAGTCCCTGGCGCACCTGAACCAGAAGATGGAGTTACTGCTCCAGCGCCACCGCCACCAGCCCCGCCAGCACCGGCAATACCTCCTACAGACGCAGCGCCACCTCCTCCGCCAGCATAAGTTACGGAAGAACCGCTAATAGATGATGATGTACCTGCCCCGCCATTGCCGCCCGTATCAGGACCACTAGTTCCATTTCCCCCTGCAGCGAAAGCACCGCCCCCACCACCAGCGGCAGCATAACCTGTTGTTCCACTTCCTCCGTTATTGCCTTGACTTGGAGAAGTTGAGGGGGTGTTTCCTGCGCCTCCAGGAGCTTGTGGATTTGTCCCTCCTCCACCCCCTGAACCACCAGATTGACCAGCGCCTCCTTGTTTACCACCTCGACCACCGCCAGTAGAAGTAATAGTTGAAAATACAGAGTCAGAGCCGTTTGAGTTTAACCCTCCACCAGCACCAACCGTAACTGTATACGTTGAACCTGCAGTTACACTTAATCCTGATCCGGTTCTATAACCTCCAGCACCGCCGCCACCGTTTTGGTAGAAATCTTCTGTTCCTCCCGCCCCGCCACCAGCAACGACTAAGTATTCAACTGATGAAACTGTTTCCGGGGCAACCCAAGAACCAGATGTGTAAAAGATTGCTGTGTTTGCAATTCCTGGGAGGTAATAGCTAAGGATGACTATGCCAGAGCCACCATTACCATTTGTTCCGATAGACCGATCACCACCACCGCCACCACCAGTATTTGCTGTGCCGTTTTGTGCGGCGGTAGATGAACTTCCGATAGCGCCATTACCACCCCCACCTGTACCACCGGTTCCTCCGCTTGGTGCGCCACCCCCACCACCGCCAGCGTAGGTTACTGAAGAGCCAGAGAGAGATGATGCGGTTCCGTTGCCGCCATTACCGGCTACGTTTGAGCTTGGAGATGTACCGCCAGTTGTTCCAGCACCTCCACCACCGCCAGGAGAATCATTAGCGCCAGATCCATTTCCACCGTTATTACCTTGTGATGGAGAAACTGAAGGTGTGTTTCCATTGCCTCCATTAGCACCACTATTACCACCGCCACCGCCAGAGCCGCCATTGCCTCCAGCAACACTATCAATTCCACCGCCACCACCGCCAGTAGAAGTGATTGTTGAAAATACTGAATCACTACCTTTTAAGGCCGTAGTTCCAACCGATGCTGAATTTGCAGCAGTTCCACCAGCACCAACTGTAATTGTGTAAGTAGTTCCGGCTGTTACAGAAAGTCCAGTCCCGGTTCTAAAACCACCTGCACCGCCACCACCACCCCTTGCGCCTCGTGATCCTGCGCCACCACCAGCAACTATTAAATAATTAACGCTAGTTACTCCGGTTGGACAGGTCCATGATCCTGTGGCTGTAAATGATTGAATAACCAACGGGCCGATAGGCAACGGCCAATTACTACCTAATAACGCGCGTTGTACTTCATTAATAGCCCACATCCCAGTAGCAGTCGCACTGGTCGGTGAGTTGACCTTTCCAATGACGCTACCGTTGCCTGGTTGCATTACGAAATATCCTCATAAGAGCAAACTGCTTCTAAGTCACCGTTAGCACTTGCGGTCAAACGCAAACTATCACCCTCTTCCAAATAAATTGGTTGGTCTAAAAGACTAATCGCTCCATCAGCAGGTACAGCCATAGTCGAGGCAATTCGATAAGCAGTAGAAGATCTATAGACATCTGCAGTTATATCTGCATTGCTAGTACCATCTACGTTTGCCACATACAGTGCATTTACCTTAAGCACTTTACCGCTTGCTGCAGAGTTAGTGACTATTGCAGTAGCAGATGTGGTCACCGCTTGAACGGCGGTTTTACCGTAGATTGCAGATGAATTTATTAGGTTAGGTGCGGCCATTATTTTCTCCAGACCAAGCTATATACGAGGGCTAAGTTTTTACTTGCGGCAGCTTGACCATTGTTAAATGTTAGCCCCCCAGTAATTGATGTATTTCCTGATGTATCAACCGTAATTGCAGTATTATTTCCGTTTGTCTTAAATACCAACTCACCAGAAGTATCTCCGGTGGCTACTAATGCTGTGGTTAGAGTATTTCCTGCAGCTATTGAACTCATATCACAATCCATTTCTGACCAGACGGCACCGTGATGGATACGCCGGACTGGATCGTAATCGGACCAACTGATAGCCCATTATAAGTTGATAAAAATATGCCACTCTCGGTAATTTCAGTATTGTTTGTGGATACACCCTGCGCTCCGACACCGCCGTAAGATGTACTAGCTGGGTAAGTTACAAATACATCTTGAGTACCAGTTGAAAAGTTAATAAACGCTGTAGTGCCAGCTGAGTTAGATAGCACCCTATCACGTGTTAAGGTTGGGCCAGCAGACCCATATGTACCAATACCAACTTCCCAGTTATTACCACCTTGGTCAGCAATACAGTAATAGGTTGAGTTGCCGTTACCAATTGATAAAAACGACACATACCCAGGCGATGCACCAAGCAGAGTCACCGTCCCAGTACCCGGAGCGGAGCAGGTTTCTTTAACCCTATCTTTAACGACGAATGCCATTAGTTCTCCTGAGTCGGAATAATTGACCAATCGTTAGCTTCGTAAGTGTTTATAACACTCCATGTAACGGCTTGGTAGTCATTAATAATTTCCCAGAGGAACCGAGCGGTGACTGTGTCTGCAGCTTGAATGCTTTCTTGAAGCAAGGCTATCAGAGTTACAAATGTAGATACCACATCTGCTGCAGTTACAGCCTCTTGAATTGAAGCTGGGAAAGTTCCTACTACGCTAGTTGTTTCACTACCTACTGCGGATTCAGTTACAGCATTATCAAAGGTCTGCTGTCCATTAACCGTTTCTGATACTGAAGCAAATTCAGTTAGCTGACTAATAACCGTAGGGGTGGAGTAAACAAAATCAAATCCTTGCAGATCTTCTTGGATAAGGGCGTTAGCTACCTTAGTTCCATCAGTCGTATCCGCCGCAGTAGCAGTCTCATCAATTGTTGAAGCAAAATTAGCCGTAGTAGATACGGTGTCAGAAGCTGCAGCAGAATCGCTCAACGAGCTATTGAACGAAGTATTAGAACTTGCTTGGTCACTACCCGTAGCCGCTTCATTAACTGCCCCACCTACAGCAAAATTAGAACTTACGGCGGGAGATCCAAAGATATTTTCATGTACTTCAGGGTTAAGGAAACCCCCAGCAGTTACAGTTTCTGAGGCTGCAACGGACTCTAATATAGATCCAAGATTAAGTGGTACAGCAACCGTAGTCTCAGAAGCTACCGCAGACTCTATAATAGAACCAGGAATAAACGGGAAACTTTCTACTGAATCAGAAGCCGTTGCAGATTCTTGGATTGTTCCGGTGCTGTTAAATACACTAGATACAGTTTCTGAAGCTACTGCGGATTCACTTATAGCAACAGCCCCGACAAACACCCTGCTAACTACATCTGTACCTATCGCTGAATCAGGTGCCGTACAAACAAATGTCCCTTGTGCAGAAACAAGTTCAGACGCATTTGCAGCCTCACTAATAGTCGCTACTACAAGCGCACCACCAGCAAGACCTGCAAATGTTGTTGCCGCAAAGGAAGCAAACCCGAACATATCAAGCCGTTGTTAACACAGCCTCATCAAACCAACGCTCATGTTGATTACCATTTGCATCGGTCCACTCGATTAGGTAATAAAAGTTACCGTCCTCATCCATACGCAAAGCCTTAACTGGCCCCTGCGGAATAACACCAATAACTTTTACTTCTTGGCCTTTTGAAAATTTAGTCGCCATGTTTTACTCCTTAAGCAGCATCGAGGCTGAACTGATAGGTCACGGACAGCGTATCGCCAGACACAACCGAACGAGCGCCGGGAGACTGGAACGTAGATACCGAGAACAAAATGCCCGACGTGCCAGTAGCTACAGAAGCCAGAAACGCGCCAGCCACAGTCACCGTACCGGTAATTGAAAACTGAGCGGGTGAGGCAGAGTTATCAATAATTGAAGGATCAGCGGTAGAAGCCGTACCAAAAGTTACAGCCTTACGGTTGCCGGTATAGCTAGAAGTTTCGTTCCAGCCACCATGCGAAGCCAGGGTATCGTTGGCGTTGTAAGAGGGTGACGGAGTGTTATTTACCAGGCCCAAGTACCAAGCAGCAGAATAGTTAGAACCCTTAAAGTACTGGGTGTTCATATCCTGCAAACCTTCGTTAACAACTAAGTTGTGTGCCGTGTCTTCCCACTTCAGGTTGCCATCTTTATCAAAGCATTTAAAGTGAAACACACCGCCGCCGCTAGTACCTTCAATAGCACCAACACCAGCCGACACGGAAGCGACGGTCAGGTCGGTAGATTTTGCTTTTTCGTTAAACATCATTAACTCCTTAAGAAAGTCTAATTAACCCCGTTGTGTCTCCCGCTACCGGGAACTGAACGGTAAAAGTGTTTTGGGATACTTTGTCGCTCCCGAAATCAAGGACACACACTGCTGTCCCACTACTTACTTGATAAATCAAAGCTCCACGTACAGTGAATGCTCCGTTCCAAGTTACGTTTGCAAAGGTGACATAAGCCACCCCATTAGCAATACCTTCGGTGGGTGTAAGTAAGTCACCACCAGCCGCGTATCCTGTGCCAGAGATTTCACCGTTAGTTGTATATGCATCGGTGCTGGCGTTTAATGTAGCCGAGTTGTTATATAGCGCAATCTTGTAAGACTGCGTCCCATCAAAAGTAAAGTCTCCGTTAATGAGACCATACTTAAAACTGTTGCAGGTGGCGTTTCCAGTAAAGGGCATTATGTCACCGGCAGTTTAATTTGCCCGTCGCGGTAAGCATCGCCACGCTCCATGCCATCGCCAAGACGTTTAGCTTGACCCAATGCTTCTTGGTACCGCTGGGTGTAATTAGCAAGAATATCCGGCTCGCCTTTCATAAAGGTATACGCCTCCATAAGCGAACCGTAGAGCAACACCGTATCAAAATTATCACCAAGCCAAGACGTACTAGCCGTCACAATTGACTCGGGGTAGTAGTAATAGTGAAGCTCAACGGAATACAACGCATCAGGCGTAGGTCCAAGCAAGAACGTCAGCTCGTTAGTAATAACTGCCGGGTTAGTATTAGTTGTGGCTGGGCCAAACAAAGCATAATACTTAGGCAGACCGCGATAGTCAGCGGCGGTAGATGGGTAAGCCTCACGGATGAAGTTAACATCCTTATTTAGCAGGTAGGTGTATTCATCCCCACTAATCACAGCCATCGAATACGGCGCCAAGAAGTCCAGCGGGCATGACAAATATTTGTTGCCCAGCGTGGTAAACCCAGTGACGTTTTTACGAAGCGAAGGGAACTGAACCGTGTTGTAGATACGCAGTTCAGCCTGTTCCACAAAGACAGGGATATTCGCTACGAAGTCGGTCTCGTAGTTCTGGGTGTACTCTTGGATAGCCGCTGACAGCTCTGTGTAGTTCATTAACCCATCTTCCCGCTAATTTTGCGTCCCTTGGTTGCAGCGCCATAACCACGCATGACACCAGTTCCGTAAGGATTAATGCTTTTGTAGTTGCCTTTGCTAATGCCACCAACAGATATATTTAAAACATCTGTCACTGGGCCGTTTACGCTAGGAGTCTTTTCTACAAACCCTTGCATTTCTTTAGCAGATATTTTTTTGCCAGTCATGGTGTGTGGCTCGGCATAAACTTCACCCGATCCCACCTCTTTACCCATGACTTTCTGGGAATATTTAGCCATTATCGACCTCTCGAAGATCCGCGCTGGTTAGCTGCACGAGCCAGATTACGGCCCATACGCTTCATATCCATACTGGTGGGTCCGCCTTTTTTCATCCCATGCATTGCCTTCTCATGGGTTTTGACCGCTTTCTTGGCGACCTTCTCCATCATGGGCTTGTCTTTCTTGATGTCCTCGTGCTTCATTCTTAGCTCCTTACGTAGTTGCTACGGTAACTGTACCCAAAGTAATACCTAATGCAAGGACATTGGGTGTGAGTCCTGCATCGTTTGCCTGCGCCCCGCCTACGGGGTTCCAGCCCCACTCAATAATCCGGCTACCGCCCTCTGGACTACCTACGGCATTCTGAGTGGGGTCATTTGAAAACTCATTAACTAATAGTCCGTTATTGCCAGACAGGATGTAGCTATTATCAGGCCGTGGCTCGCGTACCGCTTGAGGGTCATTGACCGGGTACATACCCAGCTGCAACTGCGGATGGTCAGGGTCCCAGCAGGTTTTGCAGACTTTGACCTTGTAGGGCTTAGTCTTAAGCGTCTGGATACGCAGCTCCTTGAGCTTGAACCGGAAGTTACACCGGTCGCACTGGGCAATCGCAAACTTGCCAGAAGAGAATTTATTGGGCATTAGTTGTAATAGAAGAGGTTGCGGGGCACAAACCGTACCGGCGCTGTCTCTCTATCCTCCGTAGATGCCAAGCCAAACTGATCTTCGTATTCAGCTTTTAAGAACATAACCCGATCCTGGGTAACCCCTTCTAACTTAATAGACAGGTGATAAGCCAACCCAGCGATTAAACAGCTAAGCCAACGGAAGGGAATGTCCTGAACCGTCACGCCCGTGCCCGCATCCTGTATCCGGCGCAGGTACCAATAGACCAGGGTGTACTGATCCCCCGGGGGGTTTGGCGTAGGCCACAGGTTTACACAAGGCAGGTTTTGCTGGGTTACAGTCGCACCGGCGCTATGTGCCGCAGCAGTGGTGCCGTTTTGCCCACGAGCGCAGTTAATTAATTGGTTGTTAGCAGGGTCTACCCCTGCATAACTAATGGTCTCAGAATCAATCTTAATAAAGCCTGCGGATGGTAGGCCCGCCGGTATGCTAGATAAAGTTATGGTTGTAACAGAGCTATTAATACCGCCGCCCTGCAACGTAATGCCGGTTAGTGGGTTATCCTGCCCGGACTGGCGATTAAACCAGAACTGAATGGGTCGGCCTTGGGCTAACTTGTTAGGTATCGAGCTGTAAGTAGACTCAGAGATCCGGCTAATGTTGATGTCCGTCTGAAGGGTGAGGCCAGGATATTGGCGAATCACCGCATCCATAATGTCGATTGTGGTGTTGGGAACCACATAGAGCGCTTGCCCAGTTACCAGCGGGATTGTGCCCTGCACCATAGTCCACAAGTTAATCCCACGATTTGACCACTCAATGGTCAGCAAATTCATAGACCGCCGTGCAGTACGGAAGTCATAACCAGAACGCAACTGTTTACCGCAGCGCTCAAACGCCTCCTCTA